CTTCATTCCCCGCAAGCCAGCGACACCGGCATCCGATGAATCAATGGAATCAATGGAATCAATGGCACTAGCAGCGATCGTTGATCTGCGTGCTGCTGCAGATGCTGCAGATGCGGACCTGGCGGCGGCTGCCGATGAGATCGAGGCGGCCGTGGCAGCACCTGCACCAGTGGCACGCCGCAGCCGTCGCCAGCGGCGGGTCGCAACCAGCGTCGCCTGACACCACCAGACGGCATCACGGGCCCGCCTTTGGGCCCCTGCTGCCCTCAGCAGCACTCACCCGACACGACAAACCATGCTCTGGTCTCTCTGGTGCCGCTCCCCTGATCTAAGCGGCTGCCCATCTGACGGCTGGCGGCGCTGGCACCACCAACACGCAGACGCCAACCGCTCGCAGTTGCTCACCCGCGCCGCTGCTCTGGCCAAGACCTACCCGGATCGCCAATTCGCCGTTACCGCAGCAGACGGCAGCCCCGATGGGCAGACCTGACCCATGACCCGTCGCATCCCACGGGTACCCAAGCCCGCCAGATACCGGATGGATCCACTCCCTGGCCTCCCTGGCCCCTCGCAGGAGTGGGGCCCGCAAACGATCGACGCCAAGCCTGCCCAGGGGTACCTAGCGCTCGATGGGAGCGTTCTTGGCCCCTTGTTCAATACTCACCCGACATCCAACCAACCATGAACCGACTTATCGCCGTTCCCGCCCACGAGGTAACCAGCCTGGCCCATGGCGTCACCGACGCAGACGATGCAGAGCCGATTGACTACGCGGGGCCAATCAACGGGCTAAACGCCTCCTATGGCGTGTATTGCTGGGTCTCTGGTCAGCCCGTAAGCACTTGGCGCGAGGCGTTATTCGGCCCGGGTCAAATGGTCGCCAGCTCCACCAACAGGCACAGCGCAGCGATGGCAGCAGTTATGCACCTTGCCGCCATGAACGAGGTAGACCTAGCGCTGGTGGTGCGCGACAGGGACACCGGCAGGAATGAAGCGCTTATTAGATGGGTTGAGCTATGGGGTTCTTCTGTTTACCCATATCGGTTCAGCGAGGAAACCTGGGCCTGACGGCATCACGGGCCCACCATTGGGCCCCTGCTGCCCTCAGCAGCTATTCACCCGACAGAACAAAGCCATGCCCAACACATGCAAATACCAGGACTGGCGCGATCTTGGTCCAGCGGCTACCAATTTTTCCCAAAACATTGCAGCGACTTGGGCGTCAAACCCTCGCGCTATTCCCAGCAAAATCAAAGACGCAATGCAAGCGGCGCAAACGGCGATTTGCGCGCTTGATGATTTGATCCAGGAGCATGTGAGAGAAGAGCTGGGAGAGGAAGAATGACAGGCCTCATCGTCGCCCTCCTGCTGCTGGTCCTGCTACTGGGGCCCTGCGCCCTGGCCGGCAGGCTGCACCCGAAGCCACCGGCCCGGCCGACCCGGTACCCCAAGGCCAAGGGCAAGCCCCGCGTGCGCGATTACGTGGGGGCCTTTCTCTACAGGGAGGCACAGCGCAATGGACGCCGCTGAATGCGCCGCCCTGGCCGGCAGGTTCAGGGCCATGCGCGAGGTAGCCAAGGCGGCAGGGCTCAACCTCAAAAGCAGGGATGTCGAGGTCTTGCTGTGGATCGCAGCCGGTCGGGACACCTACCGGGAGCTGATGGCCGCATCGAGCATGGGCCTGCACGCCGTTCAGCGATCGGTCTTCCTTCTATCGGGGCGCCCCGTCAACCTGGGCCCCGGCAAAACCAGAAACAGCCCGTTCCGGCTGGTGGACACCAGGCCGCACCCGCACCTGCCGTATCCCGAGCGGCAGATTTTCCTTACCCAAACAACAAATGGCAACCACTAAACCCTTGTGCATCGGCTCCGTATTCGACACTCTGTTTAGCCATGGAGTGGGATGCACCCTTGTTGAGTACCCAGAGCTGGAGCCATACCGCCTCCTGCTGGTCAAAATCCTGTGGACCGAGCGCCGTTTGACCGCATCTGAGGCCTTCACACAGGCACTGTCGGACGAACTGGTTGCGCTGGAGCGCAGCCTCCAAGCCAGGGTTAATGATGAGATTATGACGAGTGGGGTTAAGTGCCCTAGCGTGTTGGGCACTACGGTTGCATCCCACCCATGGATCAGTTGGAGATGGTCCTAGCCCTTTTCTCGGGGCAGTATGACGATCCGGCAAATGTTCCGCTCCATCATTGCCGCTTGTTCCTGGCGGTGGGGCGTCGCGGTCAGTGCCGCTACCGTGATCTGGAGGAAGAACTAGACCTAGCCAACAGCTCGGTCAGCAGGACCGTTAACGCCCTGGCTTCTGTTCATCGCAACGGCAAGCCAGGGCTAGGACTGATAACCACTACCCCAGATCAGGAGGAAGGGCGCCGGTTCATTATTAGTCTCACCACTAAAGGCCGGCTTTTATACAAGCAAATCCAACAACTCGCCCGACATGACGATTCGAAAGACAGCAAAAGGCTGGATAGCTGACGTTTCCGTTGGCGGCCAGCGACTCACTGCCCAGCGCCAGACCAAGGCCGAGGCCATGGCAGCAGAGGCGCAGCTGCTGGAGCGCATCGCCCACCGTGCAGCAGCGCAGGGAGCGCCTGCAGGATTCACGATCGCCGAGGCTCGCACCCTCAGCCTGCAGATCAGATGGGCCAACACCAGCTACGAGCGGGTGGCCGCTATCTATTCCAAGGCGGCGGTCGATTTCTTCGGCCCCACCACGCCCCTGGCCAGCATCGATGCCCCGGGGATCGAGCGATGGCGGCAGGCCCTGGCAGCAGGTGGCAACCAGCCCGCCACCATCAACAAAAAAGTGAGCGCTGTAAAGGCCATGGTGGCCGATGCCCAGCTGCACGGAAAGATTGGCAGCGCCCCACGGCTGCCCCGGCAGCTCAAGGAAACCAACACCCGCGACCGGGTGGTGGCCGACTGGGAGCGTGACGCCATGGCTCGGTGGCTCCAGGCCCACGGGGAGCCCGCCGCGGCTGGCCTGCTGGTCTGGTTGCTTGAGACCGGCTGCCGCTGGGGCGAGGCTGAAAAGTTGCGGGGCGGTGATGTGAACCTGACCAAGCCTGCCGTCAGCTTCCACGACACCAAGAACGGCGACGCCAGATCAGTTCCGCTGACGAGGCGCGCCGTGGACGCAATCAGCCCGCACCTGCCAGCCAGGCCAGGGCACCGGGTCTGGCCCTACTCCTACAACCAGTTCGAGCGCCTGTTCGACAAGGCCGCCGCAGGTTGCGGCATCAATGACCCGGCCCTGGTGATTCACAGCTGCAGGCACACCTGCGCATCCAAGCTGGCGACTGCCGGGATTTCCCAGTTTCAACTGATGAAATGGGGTGGCTGGCGCAGCCTGCAGGCCGTCCAGCGCTACGCCCATGTGGACGTGAACGCCCTGGCCGAGTGCGCCCGGGTGCTGGAGGCAGCGTGATGGCCTGGACCACCTGGCGCGACCACTGCCGCCCGATCATCACCGAAGTGACCCAGCGGGTGGGCACCACGGACCCCAAGGCACTGCGTGCCGCCCTGTTGGAGGCCTACCCCTACGGCCAGCGCAGCATGCACCCGTACAAGACCTGGCGCGATGAGATCCGGCGCCAGTTGAACCCACCACCGAAGACCGCGTACCGCAGGCGCCCAGCGCCGCCGCCGGCAGAAGTGCCGGGCCAGCTTTCACTACTGGAGACCAAATGATCATCCCTTTACGCATCAAGGCCACCTATCAACCAAAAACCATGAGCACCACTGAAACCCTGGGGCCAACGGCGCCCGCGCCGGCCGAGGCGGCCTATCTCAACGACGAACACCGCGAAGCCGTTGCCCAGGCCGTCGCCGATGCCCTAGGCAGGTCTTATGAATGCCTGCGCGTATGGGAGGCATGGGGCGTTGGGACCATGGGCCCAGATGATTTTGCCCTGATAGCCGAAGACAGCGACCGCGTGGCCGAGATTGCCGATGCTGCCGTCAAGGCGTTCTTTGACGCGGCAACAAGAGCTTTTATACCCCCGTATCCGGCTCATTTTCTGCGGCCGAGCATGGATGACGTGATGGATTTGGCCAAGGCCTTCAAGCTGGAGGTCAACGACCCCTACGCTTTGATGTGGCTGGTGGTGACTGCTCTCTCCTCATGGGGGGATATCAGGCCGAAGAGCAACGACTAATCTTGCGCTGCTGGGTCGGCCCCAACCGTAAGGCGGGAGCGGTGGCTCTGGTTGACGTGGCCGGAGCCGTGAGCCGTACTGGAGGCCCTGCCGGGTAAAGGGTCTGCGGGTTTCCCGTGGGCCCTTTCCTGTTGACGGGGAACCTTGGGGCAAAACACGGCTTGCCGTACTTGCGCAGAGATGCTGCTACCCTTTCGCAGTCAAGCAGCAGTGCCTGACCCCAAACACGATCAGACCCTATGAACCCCTCTGGGCTTGCTGTCCGCGTGTGGAATGACACGCCGATCAGTCGTCGCATCAGCGACGGATATGTCAACGCCACGGCCATGTGCCAGGCGAACCGAAAACGGTGGACTCTTTACCAGGCCAACGCCCGCACCCAGGACTACATCGCAGCTCTGGCAGCCGTAGTCGGAATTCCGACCACGGACTTGGCGACCTCCATTCAAGGCGGGCGCCACGAGCTACAGGGCACCTGGATCCATCCACGCCTTGCCGTGGACCTGGCCCGCTGGATCTCCCCGCAGTTTGCGGTCTGGATGGATGGCTGGTTTCTGGAGAGCATCCAACAACCGGCGCCACAGAGCGAACGACTGCCCCACTTCAGCTTTCTTGCCGTCCTCGAAGCGGTCGATGTCTGCAACGAGATGGGCGCAGCCTGCCCGATTGCCACGGTGCAGGACATGCTCGCCTCCGTCACCGCCCGTTCGGGTGTTGCGGCGCTCAAGTGCTACGGCCTGCTCCATCAGCACAAGGGCAACCTGTTTCTCACGGACAAGGGTGCCAGCCTGATTGAGCGCTTAAGCGGGGACTGTAATGTAGACGCGTCTACAGGCGCTGCAAGTCTGCCGCAAGTCTGCCGACAGTCTGCGTTTCCCCGCAGACCACGCAGGCCTTAAAAACGGCAAACCCATTGCGGTAACAAGCGGGGGCATGGCGGAATGGCAGACGCAGCGGACTTAAAATCTGCTAGCGATAGATGCACCCCTGCAGAACATCCACCACGACAGGCCCGGTAGCAATGCCGGGCCTTCTTGCATGGGTGGAGTGGAAACTCTGCGGTCTGCGCCAGTATTTCGGGGCCCTCCCCCAAATCCCGTTTGTCTACCGGCCAGCGAGTCTGCAAGTCTGCGGCGCAAATTCAGGCCGATCAGGCGGCCATGGCCTGGCAGCGTCGCAGCCGGGAGAAGGGCCGGGAAGCTGACACCACCTACGGCAGTTTGCTGTTCGAGGCCTATGGCGAACGCTTGCGGGAAGCGGTCGAATTGCTGTTCTTGAACCCTTCGGTGCCAGGCCCCCACCGTTGCGCACTGTTTGCCCTGGCCAGCTTCGGCGGCAAGGGGGGCATCAAGGCCCTCGTCACCACGGCACTGACCCATGCCATCGATGGGATCTCACAGACCCACAGGCATCGGGCCTTGGCATCGAGCATGGGTATGGCCCTGGAGCTGGAGCTGCGTGGTGCTGGCCTGGCACGCGATCGCCCCGGCACCCTCCGGCTGATGAACCGCCGCATGAAGAAGGCGACGATCACCACGCCGCGACAGCTTCGGGCCCTGGGGCAGCCGGTCGAGCCCTGGAGCCGGGGCGATCGCTTCGAGGTTGGCGGCCTACTGGTAGACCTGCTCCAAGCCATCGGCCTGCTGGTGCGCACCGGCGATCTGGTGGCCGCCAGCCCCGAAACCAAGGCAATCATCGCCGCAGCGCCGGCCCCCAAAGGCGGTGTTCGCAGGCTGCCAATGCTGGAGCCCCCGCAGCAGTGGACCGGCTTCTGGGGTGGTGACCGCAAACCCCTCGTCGTCCGGGCCCCCTACCTGGAGCACCAGCCATTGGCCCTTCAGATGGCGGTGGCCGATCAGCTTCAGGCCCAGCCCATGGAGATCGACGCCCCCATGGTTCGCCTGGTGCGCACCGCCTGGGACCAAGGTTTGCCGTTGTTCCCGGTGCAGCGGGATCCACTGGTGGCCCCGCCCCGCCCTGAGGAGAAGGTGGGCAAGGACGGCATCAATACCTGGCGGCAGCAGGTGGTGGCAGCCCAGCGGGACCGGGCCGAGAACGGTGGCCGCCGCCGGCGCACCGAGGCCGGCATCCGGGAGCTGGAGGCCCTGGGCCAGGGCCCCGCTTGGTTCAGCTACGAGTTCGATTTCAGGGGGCGGATTTACACCGCCAACCGGGCCGCCACCCACCAGGGTCCCGACTACTCCAAAGCCTGCATCGGCCTGCGCGGTGACCGTTGCGGCGAGGAGGGATTCGAGTGGTTGCTGTGGGCAGCGGCCGGTCATTGGGGCATGACCCGGGCAAGCCACGAAGAGCGCCGCCGCTGGGGGAAGCAGGAGATCGACCGGCTGGTCGCCGCCGCCGAGGATCCGCTGGGCCAGCTGGGGCTATGGCGGGATGCCAAGGACCCGTGGCAGTTCCTGCAGGTGTGCGTTGCCGTTCAAGCCTGGCTGGCGGACCCGTGGCAGCCGATCGGGTGCCCGGTGCGCATGGATCAACACGCCTCAGGGTTCGGTATCACTGCCTGCCTGACCCGTGATGCAGCGCTGGCGGCACGGTGCCGGGTGACGGGGGATTCCCCGGTCGATCTCTACGGGCACCTAGCGGAGCAGGTGACAGCGCGGTTGCGGCAGGACATGGACACCGGGCCCGAGCACCACCAGCGGCAGGCCCTGCAGTGGCTGCAGGTGGGCATCGATCGAGCATTGATGAAGGCCCCGGCCATGACCACCTGCTACGGCGCCGGCTTTCTGTCCCTGGCCGACCGGCTGGCACTGGACCTGGAGGAGCACTGCCCCAACCTGCCGCCGGCCCAATGGGAAAAGCGCCTTATTCGTCCCAGCCAATACCTGGCCCGCCATGTGATGGCGGTATTCGAGGAGGAGTTGGGCAGCGTGCTGGCCCTGCGCACCTGGATGCGAAAGTCCACCGCCACCGTGGCCAGACATCAACAACACGTCGAATGGCATGCACCCAGCGGAATGCTGCTCCGCCTGGGCCGCGAGCCCGACCGGGTGGCGATCGGCAGGACGGCGGTATCTGGGAAGCGCCGATGGGTGGACGCCAAGGCGTCAGAGGTTGCCCTGGGGGGAGTGGCAACCGCCAGGGGATCCATGGCAAATCTGATCCATAGCTTTGATGGCAGCTTTTGCCAGGCCATCATCAACAAGGCTGGAGAGCAGCGATACGGGATCATTACGAACCATGACTGCTTCGCCACTACTGCCGCCAATGCCTCCTGGCTGGCCGAGGAGCTGATGCAGCAAAGCAGCGAGCTGTACTGGACTGACTGGCTGGCCCAGATCCGCAGTGAGATCAAGGCCCGCAGCGGTGTTGGCATCCCCAGGCCGCCGATGGTGGGGACCTTGGACTGGGATGCCATTGGCCAAAACCCATATGCGTTTTGTTGACAAGTTGACGCTGGGGTGTCATCATCATTTTGTGCTCCAGCCGTGGAGCGCGAATCAACAACACCCTTTCACCCGACGATGCCGGAAATGCTTGTCAGCCCACCAGGGCTTTGCTTGTTTGCGAACATTCTTCAGCCAAAGGAAAAGGTAAATAAGGCGACTGGCGCCAAGAAAATGCAGTACGGAATTGTCCTGCAACTGGATAACCCCGAACTTGCTCCAAGCGTCGCCGCTTTTATTGGCTCCTTGCACGCCATCTTTGTCGAGAAATTCGGCAAAGGCGCAGCCTATGGCCCCAACGGGAGGCCATGGAAGAAGGAGACGGAGACAGACCAAAACGGTTTGGCGCATGAAACCGGGCTAACCCGGATCACTTTTAACCGGGACATTGCTACCCGCAATGGCGCGGAACTCCCCCCGCCGATGGTTGAGGACGCAGCCAATCAGCCATGGCCCAAGACCGTAGCCATCGGCAACGGATCCCTAGTGAAGGTTGGTTTCTCTGCCTACCTGTGGAACAACCAGGACGGTGGTAAGGGGCTCAGCCTCAACCTGCTCGCCGTGCGCATCCTGCGCCATGCCCCTTATGTAGTTGATTCCGTGGCTCCCGGTGCATTCGGCCCACCGGAGGAGGGGGCCAGGGCCAATAGCCCAGAGGTGCTGGCGCTGGCCGGAGCGGGGGGGCAGGGCGCCTCTGATGTCCCGAATGACGACGGGCCTGCGTCTACCGACGAAACCCCCTGGTGAATCCCAGCGCCCACATAACCACTTACACCGAGGCATTATGGCTAAACCTGCCTACTCCAGGCGCGTCAATCACGATCCACCGATCAAACTCTACCGCCCACCTGCCCTGGCTGAATGCAGGGCAGCGTACAAATCTCAAACCCCTATCGCCTTGACTACGGTTGACTGCGTAGCCGAAACAGATAACACGTTATACATTCGTTCCTCTAACGGGAATGAATACGGAAGGCAGAAGGGTACATTCCGCACTTTCCACACTGAAGCCGAGGCAATAGAGGCAACCGTTGCCGACTTGCGGCGAGAGAGCCAAGAACTAGAAGAAGGAGCGGGGACAATTTACGAGATTATTAAATATATAGAAGATTCCCGAGGGGCTTGATGTCACAACTAACTACGATCACCCGCAGCTTTAGCTACAAGCACAATGCAGGCAACTACGAAAACAGGGAATTCTTCTGCTCCCGTAGTCAGGAATGCAAGGTAGAGGAAGCCGATGCAGTCGGCGAGCAATTGTTCCGTTGGTGCCGGTCCCAGGTTTTCACTGATCTCAATGAATACCTGCGGCAGGCGAAAGAACAAGCGGCGAGGAAGGGCTGATGGATCTCAGTAAAACCAAGGTCCATATCAACGGCGTTGATTGCACCGACGCCATGGATAAGCTGGCCGAAATTGATCGCGAGAAAAAGACAGCCAAGGAGGCCTTTTCTTACCTGCCCGATCAACACTTCGAGCGGGCCAGCAAATGCACCGAGGGCGGTGAGTTCAAGATGGCCTTTGGTTTTGCCTTCAGCCGGCAGGCCGGGCGCACCGAAGTCAAGGCCAAGGTCAGGTATGCCAGGGCCTACACGGAGGACCTTGAGCTGTTTGCGCAGCATCAACAGGGCAACCTGTTTGATCGGATGGAGGGGGACGATTGACCTCAGTCCTTGCGATAGATCCAGGGCCCACGGAATCAGGCTTTGTCTTGTTTCACCCATGCGCTGCCGGACTTCCGTTGATAGACGAGGCAGGTATCATGAGTAACTATGACCTAAAAGAGCTATGCCATAACATTAACTCAGCCCTATCACCAGGGCCAATACTGGCAATCGAAATGATTGCCTGTTACGGGATGCCAGTGGGCAATGAAACCTTTGAAACCTGCCTATGGATTGGCAGGTTTGAAGAGGCATTTAACCCCAGCCGTGATTCCCTCCGCTGCTATCGCAAGGACATCAAGCTGCACTTATGCGGCACCACCAGGGCCAAGGATCCCAACGTCCGCCAGGCCCTAATCGACCGACTGGGGAAACCCGGCACCAAGAAGAACCCAGGCCCCACCTATGGCGTTAGGAGCCATGTGTGGTCAGCTCTGGCCGTAGCGGTCTACGCCGCTGATCAACTAACCAAAGCCAATCACCCGACATGACAGCAACAGAAGCACCAGTAACAGAGGCACCGGAAGCACCAGCAGCGACTGACGCCCTGGCCCTTGTGGCACCGACCACCGTCATCACCCAGTACGAGGTGTTGATAGAAGACATCAAGGAGGCCAGGACCAAGGCCGCCGAAATGGCCTTTGACCTGACCGACAAGAAGGGCATCGCCGCCGCTAAGTCCTATGTCTTCAGCCTCAGAAGGCTGAACGGTCGAATTGACGATGCGCACAAGGAGGCCAAGGCCGAAACCTTGGAGCGGGGCAAGGCGATTGACCGCGTGAAGAACGTCTTACGGGAGCAGGTAGCTGCACTCATTCAGCCGCACCAGGACGCCTTGGATGCCATCGCAAAGGCGGAAGCCGAGCGGGTGGCAAAGCACCGGCTGTGGGTCTCAACAGTTCAGGACTTGGCGCGGGTGCCGTTTGACTCTGACTCAGGAGGCATCAAGGAAATGATGCTGGAGCTGGAGAGGTACGAGCAGTCCGTGGACTTGCTGGAAGAGTTCACCCTTGAAGGCAAGGCAGCGCTGGTGGACACCGCGCGAGCGCTGAAGGAGGCGCACGCCAAAGCCGTGACCGAGGAAGCCGCTGCCGCCGAGCTGGCCCGGTTGCGCGAGGAGGCCCGGCTCCAGGCCGAGAAGGACGCCGCTGCCAAGGCGGCCAAGGATGCCGAGGATGCCGCCGCCGAGGTGGCACGCAAGGCGCAAGAGGCAGCCGATGCAGCGGCGTTGCAGGTGATCGAGGAAGCCGAGCAGAAAGTGGCGGCAGCTCAGGCTGAAGCGGCAGCGGCAACACGCAGGGCGCTGGATGCTGAGGCCGTGGCTGATCTGCTGCAGTCGGAGGCGCTGCTGGAGATCAAGTCGGCGGAGGCCCCCGTACCGCAGGAGCTCGAGACGGTATTGCTTGACAAGGGTTCTGGCCGCATGGACTTTGGCAGGGCCCGCTTCGCCGGCGGCTTCCCCACGCCCCGGCAAACCGCCGCAGCCCCCGCAACCGACGCCGAGGCCGCGGCGATTGTCGATGCCCAGATCGCCCTACGGCTTGAACTGATGCAAGCCCTGTCCGGCCGTACCCGCGCCGAGGTAGCCGATGCCCTGATCGACGGCACCCTGCACCATGCCATCCAGATCAACTGGGCCGCAATGGCGCCAGGGGGGCAGGGATGACACTCGCTCTCAGCATTCGCCAGCCATGGGCCAGCTTGATCCTGTTGGCTGGCAAAGACATCGAAAACCGCACATGGGAGACCAGAGTGCGGGGGCCGATTCTAATTCATGCGGCTAAACGTATGACAAAAAGGGAATACACAGAGGCTATGGCTTTTGCCAGTTTTGCGACTTGCATCCTTGCCCCAGTCAGACTTGATGCTCTTGAGCTAGCCCACCTGCCTCGCGGCGGCATCATTGGCAGCGTAAATCTCGTGGATTGCGTTTATCAATCTGATTCGCCATGGTTTCAAGGCCCTTATGGTTTTGCTCTGCGCGACCCAAAGCCGCTGCCATTTGTTCCCGTCAAGGGTCAACTTGGCTTCTTTGATGTGCCGGGGGTGCTGCCATGACACAGGACAACATCTTAATCTTCTGCTTCTTCACCGGCATTATTGCCGCCATTGTTAACGACATTCTTTGGAGCATGTAAATGGACCCAATCGCTGCTGCTTGCCTTCTTGCATTGATATGGATTCTGTTCGCTGCCAAAAGCGCGAGGCTCTGATGAAGAAATTACTTTTCTCCGTCTGGAGCATGGTCATCCTGGCCTGGGCCTGCTGGCTGGTGGTGTCCTGATGCAAACAACATCATGCCCGCATTGCGGCGGGGAGGTCGAGGTAACCCTGCCGTCCAGGCGGTCCCGCAAGCCGGCTGCTTTCTGGGAAATCACCATGAACGATGCCATGCCCTACCTGGGGGCCCACGGCACCGACCTGCTGCCCATCCCTGCCGACATCTGCCTTTCGGTTTTGGAGTGGTGGAACGTGGCTCGCCGCAACCGCCACGGCAGGAATGCCGCGTGGACACAGCAGGCATTCAAGCTGTCCTGCCGCAACTTGGGCAGGCTGCCTCACTGGCAACAGCGCCTACTGATTGATGAAGCCGTTGCTGCCGGCTGGATGAAACTCGACGTCTCCTATGTCGAGAAGGAAATTCAGCGACTGACGCGGGAGCAACAGCGACGGCAGCGGTCGCATGGCCCCCAGTCGTCACAGCTGCAGGCGGCGCTGACCTTGATCGAAGGGGGCCTTTATGGAGGCGATCATGGAGCCGATTGACTTCGCGGCGATTGAACGGGAGGCATTTGCCGGCGGGACCAAAGCGGTGCCACCGTCTGCGCCATCTGCTCCCCTGCCGGAAGGGACCGTCGCCGCAAATTGGTTCTTCACTTGCGTCGAGACGATCTGGGGGTATCTGCGGACAAAGGAGTCCGACCGCTGGACGCCAGCAGTTGCCTTGATGCAGCACCGCTCCTTTGTCGAGCAGTTCCCCGAGGTCAACACCAAGCAGCTGGTCTGGGCGACAAACGAGTGGATCCAAAGCACGGCCGGTATGGGGTTCGTCAAGTTCCCTACCTGGCGGGAGCTGATGGCCCCGTTGTATCGATGCGACGAGAAGGGCCTTGCCGTCAGGGCCTGGGGGTTCCGCCCCGAGCTGTCCTCAGGGCTGCAGCCAACGCCGGCACAGCTGGCCCTGATGCCAGCTAGATGGCACGCCCATGACCCGCAGGCCGTGATAGCCGCAGGGCCTGACGGTTTACCGATGCTGGCGTCCACCGGCTCACGGCGGCCGCTGCCATTGCCCGGCGAAGAGCAGCGGTTGCTGCCACCCAGCAATGCCGACTCCTGACCCCCTGGCCGCCGGGAAACCATCGACCTGGTGAATGGCCCCGCCTACGGGTGGAAGGTCATCACGGCCAAGGGGAAAATCGTCACCATCCGGGTGTACGACCTGGAGCGCTGGCGCCGGTGTGGCCCGTATCAATGGCTGAACAAAAACCCGCCTTTATTACCCAATGTCCCGCATCCTGATTGACACCGAGGGCTTCTTGGTGCCCGCCGCCAAGGCCGCCGAGTACAGCTATGAATGGGAGCCAGCCAACTGGCGTATCGGCTGCCGCCACGATGAGGCGATGGCCTACTTCATGGACAAGCTGGCCGACATTCGAGCCTTTGACCCCAGCTTGCCGATAACCCTGTGCTTCAGCTCTGCCCGATCATTCCGCTACGGCATCTGGTCCGAATACAAAAGCAACCGGAAGTCTGAACAGAAGGTCCCCGGCTGGCCCGAGCTGGTGGCAGCGGTCAAGCGGTTGGCCATCAGTTCCGGGTGTGACGTTGTCACCCTGCAGAATGTGGAGGCCGACGACGCCCTGGGCATCCTGGCCGGCCCTGACGACTTCATGGCCAGCGTGGACAAGGATCTGTTGACGGTGCCAGGCAAGCACCTGCGCAACGGTGAGCTTGTCGTCCAGTCCGAGGCTGAAGCCGATCGGTGCTTCTTCACTCAGACACTCGTTGGCGACCGATCGGATCATTACCCCGGCTGCCCTGGTATCGGGGAGAAGAAGGCGGAGGCCTTGCTGGCTTCCTCTGATTGGATCCCGCACTGGCACTTCATGTGGGAGCGCGTGCTTGCGGCCTTCCTGAAGGCAGGCCTGTCCGAGGGCCAGGCCCTGGCCCAGGCCCGGTGTGCCCGCATCCTGCGGCCCGGTGAATACGATTTTGAAACTCAGGTTCCCAGATTGTGGACGCCATCAACCTCCCCTCTGACAGGGTTCTCCTGAAGGATTTGGCTGAAGTTGTCAAGCCCAAGCCCGCCGCCCAACCGCAGACACACGATTACACGCGCCGCTACTACGGCCACGACTACAGCATTCGTCAGGCAGCAGACGGCGGAACGCGCCTGCGCATGACGGGCTGGGGAGTTGGCATTGTTGCCGGCGATTACCTGATTTTGCGGAACGGCGACGGGACGACGCGCTACCAAGTGGAGCAGATCGACTATTGCAACGACCCGCGAGATATGTGGTTTGCCGATGTGGCGTTTGCGCCGCGACAGGCTGTTTCTTAGGAGGCCTTAGACTCCCTGGGAACACTGCACCCCTGTAATGCAGCCTCTTGTCCCCCCAGGATTGCTGGTCCGCCTGACGCAGAGTTTCCCCGCTGACATCGTTGGCATGGCCAACAAGTCTCCCGACCAGCGGGCCCAGATCATTGGGGAGCAGCGGGTGGTGGAGACCATCCGCCAGTGGGCCACCGAGCAAGACCCGTTGCTGGACCTGTGATGTGCGGCGGTCGCAAGCCACCAACCCCCACCATCACCCAACCCGACTACGGCAAGTACAACCAGCTGGCTGACACTCAGCTCCGGTTGATGCAGATGCAGCAGTCGTCCAAGGTGATGGCGGCCCAGCAGGGGATCAACACTGCAACGCTGCAGCAGCAGGCGGTGATGGAGCGGTTGCGCGATGCCCGCATGGAGCAGGCGCAGAACACTGCCGCAACTGCTGGTCGGTTGGCGGCATTGATCGGGGCGCCGGTCCCCGAGCGCAGCGCCAAGGCGCCCACCTTGGGCGACAACCGCACCGGCATGACCCGGCCAACGGGCAGCCGCGGGCTGCGGATTGATCGGCAGCAAACGTTATCTCTGGGGCAGTAGCCATGTGTGCAGCACGCGATCTCGCAAAGGCGATGGGCGCCAAGTCAAAGCAGAAGATCGATCCCATGGCGCAGCAACAGGAGGAGGCCATGAAGAGCATCAACAAACAAAACCGGGAAATGGTCGATCAACTGCGGGCCCAATCCGAAATGATCGCCAACGACACGGCGGCACGACAGCGCGAACTGGAGGCGGCCAGGGCCCCCGGTCAAACCCTCGTCAATGCCAACCCCTACACCGTGTCCCTGGGGCAGGGCACCGCTGGGGCAGGGCAGGAGCAGACCACGGCGGTTACTGCGCCCAAGAAGAAGCCGAACCAGAGGCTCAGCCTGACCGCTGACATCAACCTTGCAGGCGTCGGCCTGAACCTGGGGATCTAATGGAACGCGGAGACAGCGGCGTCGATTCGATCTCCAAGGCGCAGGGGCTGCTGGAGGGCCGGGCAGAGGTCAGGTACAACCAGCTGCGCACCTACCGTAATGCGTGGCTGGAGCGGGCCCGCAGGGCGTCAAGGCTCACGATTCCATTCCTGATCCCTGAGTCGGACGAGATCCTGGTGGAGGCGGCCAGGGAGCAGGAGCTGCCCTGGAATGGAATTGGCGCCATGGGGGCAAACAACATCTGTTCTCGGTTATTGTTGGCCCTCCTGCCGCCAACGGGTGGTCTGTTCCGGCTGACAAAGGACGAGCTGAAGGCGGCGGCGGAAGAAGCCGAAGCCGCGCAAATGGGGACTGGGGAGGAGGACATTGCCAATCAGAAGATCGACATCGAAAAGGCCCTGGCCTTGCTGGACCGATCCATCGAGCGCTCAATCGCCACATCGAATGATCGGGTTGCGCTCTTCGAGGCGCTGATGCATTTGATCGTGGGCGGTGCGGTGATGCTGTACCGGGCCCCCGCGGCGATGAAGTGTTTTCACCTCAACAAGCATGTGCTGCTGAGGGATCCGATGGGCCAACCGGTGGAAGCCGTGGCCTGCGAAACCTATCTCTATGCGTCCCTTAACCCAAAGCTCAAGGCGGTTCTGGATGAGGCCGATAAGCTGCGTGGCGACTACCAAAACGAGGACAACGCCAGGCGGGATTACAGGCGAATCAAGGTCTTCACCCACATCAAATGGGAACCGGGGCCTGATGACTCCCCGGGCAAGGTGACATGGCACCAAGAAGTAGGGGGCTACATCGTCCCCGGAACCGAGGGGAGCGAGCCGGCCGATGCCAGCCCGTGGATGCCGCTCCGGCTGTTCCGCATCGATGGCGACAGTTACGGCCCTGGCTATGTCGAGTGGTGCGCCCTTGCCGACCTATCCAACCTGGATGGCGTCAGCCAGGCAGTGGCGGAAGGCAGCGCGGCAGCAGCGCGGCAGATCGTTGGCCGCAAGCCATCGGCCATCACCAGTAAAGATGCCTTTGCTGCGGCCCCCAATTTGAGCGTAATTGATGGGCAGCCCCAAGATTTCTTCCCGATTGAAACCAGCAGCGTGCGTGACCTGGGTGTTGCTTTCCAGGAAAAATCAACACTGGAGGACCGTCTCAGCAAAATCTTTCTGCTGCCCAATATCCGGCAGTCGGAACGCACTACGGCCGAGGAGGTCAGGCTGCAGATCACCCAGATCGAGCAGATGCTGGGCTCCATCTACTCGATTCTTACGGTTGAGTTTCAGTATCCCTATGTCAGGCGGATCCTGGCCCTCCTGCGCAAGAGGAACAAGCTGCCCGAGCTGCCAGGCGTTGAGCCGCTGATCGTCATTGGCCTTGCCGCGCTGGGCCGCCAGTCCGACGCGGAGCGATTAAGCCAGTTTGCATTGGGCGGCAACCAGGCTATGCCGCAGCAGTTCGGCTCAATGATTGATGGCGCTGCATGGGCCAGGCAGTGGGCTACTGCGATTGGCGTTGATCCGATGCTGGTGAAGTCCGACAAGCGGATCCAGGGAGAGCAGGCTGCCGCCATGCAGCAGGCACGGCAGCAGCAGTTGATCCAGGCCGGCATGGGGGATCCCCAGAAGCTGGCCAATGCCGGCATGGCCGTGCAGCAAATGGCCGAGGGGGCCCCTCTTGACGGCCAGCCCGTACAACCCACTTCACCCGAGATGCAACCATGACCACTGAAGCCACGCCCCCCAAGACCCTTGACCAGATCAATGCCCCGGCTGAACTTAAGGCGCTTGTCGATCCCGCGTCCTCCAAGCAGATCAGCATCCTGGACAAGTTCCTAGACGATGCAGGCGTCCCCGACCGCGAGGAGGTTGAGGGCGAGGAAGCGCCCGCTGCCCCCGAGGCCAAGCCGGCAAAGCTGGCCGGCAAGTTCGACAGCCCGGCCGACCTGGAGAGGGCTTACCTGGAACTGCAGCGCAAGCAGGGCCAGCAGGGCCAGCGCAGCGAGAAGACCGAGGCACCCCCGGCCGCCGCCGAGGTCGAGGAGTACACCCCCGAGCGTGGCGCCGAGGTTTACGGCGAAGCCTTGGCCGCCAGGTTCCAGGAAGCCGAGGTCAACCCCTTTGAAATGGCGGCCAAGTTCGAGGCCGGCGAGGATGTCACCGCCTACGTGGACGCCCTGGCCGAAAAGGGTGGGCTGCCCAGGGCATTGGTCGAAACCTATCTGGCTGGCGTCAAGCCAGCCGAAGCAGCGGCACCGGCCGCCGGCAGCCTGAACGATCAGCCCGAGGTGGTGGCGGCCCTGCGCCAGTCGGTCGGCGGTGATGCCGCCTTCGACAAGCTGAGCCGATGGGCCGCCACCAACCTGGGGGCAGAGGAGAAGATCGCCTACCAGCAGGCACTGGATACCGGCAACCTGCTGGCGGTGCAGTTTGCGCTGCAGGCATTCCAGGCCCGCGCCGGCACTGCCCCCAGGGAGCCCGAGTACCTGGGGGGCGGGGCGCAGACCAGCGAGCCAGCCGATGTTTACGAGACACAGGAGGACTGGAGAAAGGACCGCTACGCCAAAGATGACAACGGCAACGAGCGATACCTGAAGGACGAAAGCTATCAGCGCCGCTTGGATGCCAAGTTCGCCAGAACGAAGAGAGCCAAGAAGTGGTAACGTTTGTGTGGATTACTCCACCCTTGTAGCTATCTAGCCGGCTGCGGCCGACAACTTGATTAGCGGAAGGCGATGGGTCCCAAGAGAACTTCATTTCCGCAATCGCAATGTCTGCCGATTTACTCGGTCTGTCCAGGCTTGGGCAGGTCCGGGGCGCTGGCGATGTCACCGCCCTGTTTCTGGATCTTGGCGGCGACGAGCTGCTGACTGCTTACGACAAGAAAAAAATCCTGTCTTCCACCGTGAAGACCAAGACCATCAGGGGTGGTCGAACCAAGCGGTTCAACATGACCGCCCGCCGTCAGGCCCGCTACCACACCATTGGGACCCCAATCGACGGCGGCGGCAACTCCCCGTCCGACTTCAACAGCCGGATCCTCCGGCTCGATGGGTTGATGATTGCCGATGAGGCGATCTACGACCTGGACGAGCTGCAGGAGGACCCGGCCACCAGGGCGGAAACCATGCACCAGTTGGGGGAGGCACTGGCTGACGAGCGGGAACGTCGTGTTGCCCGCATCCTGTTTGCGGCTGCCAACACCACCGCTGAGCCGTTCGCCAAATCGATCAACGCCGGCCGCACTGGCGACAAGATCACCCTGAGCGCTGGGTTTGCCGCTGCCAACAACGAGGCGAAGGGTGACGAGCTCTATGCCGCCATCAAACAGATGGTGACCTTGAAGCAGAAGAAGGACGTCCCCACCGGGAACATGCGCTGCGTCGTTACCCCCGATGTCTTGGGTTGGCTACAGGACTCGAAGCGGCTGATCAATGCCGACTTCAACGGCGGGACCGGCAGCAACGGCACTGTCCAGGAAGTGTTTGCTGGGCGGATCTCTGGGGTGCCTGTTTACTGGTCGAACTTCATCGAGCAGCCGGCTTACACCCTGCAGGCCCAGGACAACGCCAACAGCGAGTACGCCCAGGATCTCTCCAAGTGCCGGGCCCTGATTTACCACGGGGATGCAATGGGCGTATTGGAGCTGCGGGCGCCGAAGCTCCAGATGACCGCACCGAATGGTGACTACAACGTGGTCTACCAGTCCCAACTGTTGGTGGCATCCATGGCCATCGGCATGGGCAAATTGAGCCCCGAATGCGCGGGGTGCATCGTCGTCCCCTAAGCTGCAGCCGGAGCACATGGGAGCAGGCCCCCGCGTCAAACCGGGGGTTTTTTCATGGCTGCCGCTAGGATTGCTCTGCAACCTTGCAGCGGCAGCGATGGGGCAGGCGGCCCAGCAACTGAGCCCCGGCCGGACCACGCTCCTGGAAGCGGTCAATATCTGCCTGGCGACGATCGGCGAAGCGCCGGTCAATTCGCTGGAGACGCAGCAGGTAGGCGAGGCGGCGGATGCCGAGCGTGCCCTGCTCGAATTTCACAAGGAAGGCCAGACGGAGGGGTGGAGCTGGAACCGGGAGACCGATGTGCCCTTCCACCGGGACCTGGATACCGGGGAGCTGACAGTCCCGGCCAACATCGTGCAGTGGGCGCCCAACCGGGTCGAATGGAACGGGCGCTTCCAGTTGCGCGGGACTCGCGTTTACGACCTGCAAACCAGGTCTTACGCGATCGGTGAGGCGGCGATCTACGCCAACGTCGTCACCCTGCTGTCGTGGGACGAATCCCCCGAGGTCTACAACCGCTGGACCACCATCCGTGCAGCGCGGGTGTTCAGCAACAGGTCGGTTGGGAACACCACCACCTACCAGCTCACGCAGGCCGATGAGGACAAGGCATGGGCCAACCTGCTGCGGGTCGACACTGCGCAGTCGCAGCCCAATGCCCTGACCGGTGGCGATTCATGGGCCACATTCCGCCCGCGCCTGGGGGTGGGGGGACGCCGCGGCAGCGGACTGGGGGATGGGGCGATTGGTTTTGGTGGGAGTAGGGGGGCGTCGCCGGGGGGCACGGGGGGAACGGGAGGGACCGGGGACGCTGGGCCGCCAGGACCCCAAGGGCCACCAGGGCCCCAAGGGCCACCGGGCGCCACCGGGGCTACGGGGGCGACAGGGCCCCAGGGCGCGCAAGGTCCAGCTGGGCCGCAGGGGGCGACGGGGGCCACGGGCGCGACGGGCGCTGCATCGACGGCTCCGGGCCCAACCGGGCCGGCTGGACCCGCTGGGCCTCAGGGGCCGGCGGGGGCTGCGTCAACGGTCCCTGGCCCAACTGGGCCTACTGGGCCCCAGGGGGCGACGGGGCCTACCGGCGCAACGGGCAGTAGCGCCTACCAGGCGGCCGTGGCTGGCGGTTTTTCAGGGACCGAAGCACAATGGCTGGCGTCTTTGGTTGGCCCGCAGGGGCCTCAAGGGGTGACCGGGCCTCAGGGCCCAGCAGGCCCGCAGGGGCCAACGGGTGCGACGGGTGCGACGGGTGCGACGGGTGCCACCGGCGCGACAGGCCCCCAGGGTCCTGCGGGGGCGGCAGGGCTTGCCCCATCTCCCGCCGATGCTGCGCCAGCAGCACTGGCTGCTACTGCAGCGATCGGCACCAGCACGGACTATGCCAGGGAGGATCACGTTCACCAGCGAGATTCTGACTTAATCGTGGTAGAACTCAGCGGCACCCAGGCCGACCCAACCGCAGCAACCTTAGTTGAGCGGTTTAAGTTTCTCTGGCCTGCACAAATCCTGGCGTCAGCACTGAGCGCGGAAACTGCTGCATCAGGGTCTACGTTTATCGTTAATGCCAGGCTGAACGCCACCTCGATCTACAGCACCCTCCCGCAAATTGCGATCGGCAGCATCGAGGGCAGCGGCGGCACGCTGTCAATCACGACTGCAGCGGCGGGCGATATTCTGCGGTTTGACATCACGCAGGCTGGTGGTGGCTGCAGGTTGGCCCAGTTGTATCTCACAGTGCGGAGGACCGGCTAGATGGCCCCAAATTTTATTTTGCTCAACACCACCACCGGCAAACTGGTGGCGTACCCACGGCTCGACGATGAACCCGTCGAGGGCCTCGACGCTCAGTATGAGGTACTGGCCATTGTGCGGACCCCCCAGCCGGAGCACGACCCCACGACCCATAGCATTCGGGAGATCCAAACGATTGACCTCGCCGCAAGGCAATGGATCTGGGGTTGGTTAGTTGAACCATTGCCGACTCCGCCGCCAGTGCCGGATTGGCGAACGTTCAAGAGGACCCTTTTGGCCCACCCTGCGATCAACCAGATGCTGGCCGGCAGCCTGAGCACCGCCCCAGCAGCGGGCCTGTCGTTGCCACCAGCCCTGCTGTTGGTGGCCGCTGCAGGTGAAGGTGACCCGGACGATTTTCGGGGGGCCTGGATCGCCATGCGGCGGCAGGGGTTGGTCAGCTCTGAACTGTTGCAGGAGGTTCGAGGACTGGCGCTGGCCTTAAATTTGCCCGATTCATTTGTGGCGGCACTGGGCGGCGCCGCCCGCCCGATGGCGATGGCGGTAGGGCAGGAGTGGGTGGATGCTTCCGGCGACCCGTGGGTTGTGGTGCAGGCTCGTGATGCTGACGGTCAGTTTTTACCCGACGACCCCAGCACCATTGAGCGCGAGTCACTGGTTTGGGAGCGGCAGGAATGAGCATAATTTGGCTCAATCCAAGGCGGTTTACTCCCCCTGCTGGTGGTGGAATCATCGCCACTGGGGGAGTGCAAGTATTTGAGATAGCTGGGTACCGGGTACACGTTTTTAACGTGCCAGGAACATACGTTTTCGACGTAACGGTTGGCGGCGCTGACCTCGAATACTTAATTCGTGGCGCCGGCGCCGGTGGTTCCCGATCATTCTGGGGCGGTGGTGGTGGCGGAGGCGGCGGTCATCGAAGTTCCGTACCCGGGGAACCCTCTGGTGGCGGATCGCCCGCCGAGCCGCGACTGATCGTGACCCCGCAGCAGTACATCGTAGCTGTAGGAGCCAAGGGCATCGGTGCCCCGGCGTCAGGCTCGTTTTTTGGCACGCCAGGCGGAAATAGCTCGTTTGCTGGGATCCAGGCGCTGGGAGGCGGCCCCGGCGGTGTCGCGGGCATATTCGGGTCTGGCGGCGGGACAAATTATGCCTCTAATCCTGGCCAGGGCGCCGGCCCGCCTGGCACCGGCACGGCAGGCCAGGGCCGCAACGGCGGCGCAAATTACGACCGAGGCGCCGTTTATGGTGGCGGCGGTGGTGGCGGCGCGGCTCAACCCGGCAACGGCCAAGTGTCGGGGGCTGATGGACGCGGCGGCGATGGACTGGTATCAGCGATCACTGGCGCACCCGTACCTGGCTGCGGCGGTGGTGGCAGCGGCGGATTTGGTGGTGGTGGCGTAGGGGGCCTAGGCAGCAACGGCCCCGGCGGCGGTGGCAAAGGCAGCGTCACAGGCGCCGCACAGAATGGGCAGGATGGCGAAGTAATTATCCGCTACCCGATCTAATGCCCCTGGTAACAGCTATTGAAACAACAGCAGCATGCGGAAATTGCGATTTTGCCTGGCGCCTGGCAAATGGCCGACATATTTAAGCTTGAGGGTTACATGACTCATGCTGTTTTAATGTCAAATGTTCTCCCAGCTAACCATCTCTACAAAACAGCCGCTCCGACCACGTAACCATGACCGCCAGCCAATCAATTCCAAACCTGAGTCAGGGCGTCAGCCAGCAGTCGGACGCCCAATGCGACCCGACGCAAGGGAGGCTGCAGATCAATGGGTACAGCTCAATGGCGGATGGCCTGCGCAAGCGGGCCGGCACCAGCGCCTTGCGGAGGGTTGCAACGGCATCCATGGGAAACGTGTTTTTTCATTCAATTCTGCGGGACTCAGCCGAGCAGTACCTGGTTGCAATCGGAGCCAATTCCGTTCGGGTGTTTGACCTGGACGGCAACGAAAAAACGGTGTCAGCCCCATTTGGCTACACCTATCTGTCCACTGCCGGCAACCCGGCCGCCGAGATCCGCGCCGCCAGCATTGCGGATTTCACCTTCATATCGAACACCAAACGGGTGCCAGCGTTTACCACTGCGCTGGCGCCGGTCGTGGCCAGGCCCGCTGCCCACGAGGCTCTGGTGTGGGTAAAGGCAGCTAACTACGGCCAGTCCTACCGGGTGTCCGTCAACGGGCAGTTGGCCACCATCACGACACCGATTCAACCCGTCACCACCAGCGGCAACAACATCACCGAGAACCGGATCAGCACTGCCGATATTGCGGAGCAGATCAAGACCGCCCTGGCCGGGGCCACCGGGGTATCGATTACCCGCGAAGGGTCGGTGCTGCATCTCACCTCCGCCAACGCCATCACGATTGCTGCCACCGATGCCAGGGCCAACGACGACATCACGGCCATCACCAGCAGCGTGCAGGCCTTTACTGACCTGCCGGCCATCGCCCCCCGCGGCTACCAGGTGGAGATCAAAGGCGACCCGAGTAACAAGTTTGACAATTACTACGTCTCCTTCGTCCCCCGGGTTGCCACGTCCGCCTTTGGCGAGGGGGCCTGGGAGGAATGCGTCGGGCCGGGGATGCCCTATCGCCTCAGTGCCGCCACCATGCCCCACCTGCTAATCCGGCTGGCCAGCGGCGACTTCTACTTCGGCCCCGCCAACGGCACCTACCAGCCGGCCCTTGACTTCACGCCCCCAAAGTGGGGGGACCGGACGGCTGGCGACTACGACACTGCCCCAAACCCGTCTTTCATCGGCTACCCGATCCAGGCGGTCTTCATCCACCGCAACCGGTTGGGCTTGCTGGCTGACGAAAGCCAAATCCTCAGCAGGGCCAAGAGCTTCTTTGACTTCTTCCCTGAGACCGTTACAACGGTACTTGACACCGACCCGATCGACCTGGCGGCCAGCAGCAACAAGGTCAGCGTGTTGCGCCATGCCGTCCCCAGTCAGGACGAGCTGATTCTGTTTAGTGATCAGCTGCAGTTCAGATCTGCATCCAGCGGGCAATCACTGGCCCCCGCAACCGCCGCCATTACCCAGCTCACGGCCTACGAATGCGACACAGCGGTGGCCCCGCTGCAGGTGGCCGGCGGGATTGTGTTCGCCCAGACCAATGGACTCTGGACCCAGTTTCGAGAGTTTGCCCTGAGAGGGGTGGGGACCGCGCTCACCGGTGCGGCCCCGAGTATCACCGACCATGTGCCCACTTACATCCCCGCCGGCATCCGGCAGCTGGCGGCCAACGACACCGCCGGGATCTGGTTTGCCATCACCGGCACCAGCAGCCGCATCTACGTCTACAAGTATTCGGACCGTGGCAGCGCCAACGGCGTCGAACGGGTGCAGCGCAGCTGGTCCTATTGGGACCTGACGGCCGGCAAGGTGCTGGCGATTCAGTGCGTCACCGAGACCCTGTACCTGCTGGTCGAGTACGCCGACGGCTCCGTCTGGCTGGAGAAGATGCCGGTGGCAGATCGGCTGTCTACCGATGCGCTGACCACCCTGCTGCTTGATCGCAGTGTGACCACCACCACGGCAACCCCGGCGGCGGTGCGGGTGCCCACTGGCGTCTACAACGTGGTGGCCGATGCCACGGTCTGGCCCCTGGGCTATACAGCTGAGGTGCCGGTGGAAGCATGGACCCTCTACGGGCCCACGCAGAACGGCGGCAAGCTGATCGGGCGGGCCCTGGCGGGGGCCACCACCATCACCGCCAAGGGGGACTGGCGGGGCAAGGACATCGTCTTCGGGCAGCCGTTTGAGTTCCGGTATCGATTCTCTAAGTTTGTGCTGAAGGTTGACGCCGGGGCCGGAAAGGTAGCGTCCAATGTGGCCCGCACCCAGGTTCGACACGCCATGCTGCGGTATCACGACACCAGCTTTTTCAAGGTTGAAGTGACGCCCGAGAGACGGGGTACCGCCGTCTACAAGTTTGACGGTTGGACCCTGGGGGTTCGCAACAGCCAGGTTGGCAGCACCCTGGGCCAGGACCTGGACATCGAGGACCGCAGCTATTTCGAGGGGGTGTTCCAGATCCCGATTGCTTCACGGGGCGAAACCTGCCAGGTCGATCTGGTCAACGGCACCCCTAACCCGTGCATGTTCAGCGGTCTGGACTGGATCGCCACCATCACCAGCAGATCCCGACCCATCCAATGATCAAGCTATGCCCGGCAACAGCAAAACACGTCGAAGCAGTGGCGGCCAACCTGCGCCATAGCGATGATCTCGAATGCCGGTACGCCTATGGCATCAGCGGCGCCGAGGCCCTGCGGGAGGCGGTGCGGGTGTCGCACATCGTCCATTCCATCTGTGCAGAAAACGATGAGGCCCTGGGGGTTTGCGGCCTGAATGGCTCGATCGTCTGGCTACTGGCGACCGATGCGCTGACGGCCACACCCGAACGGCGGCGGGCTTTGGCGCTGCAGGGGCGGCGATGGATCGACAAGTTGCTGGCCGACAAGGAGGAAGCGGGCCACTATCCAATGGTGGAGAACTGGGTCTTTGCGGCCAACGTAGAATCCCTGGAATGGTTGAGAGCAATGGGCTTCCATATCGAAACCGCGCAACCGATCGGGCCTAGCAAGCAACTGTTTTCCAATGCGTGGAGGTCGCTGTGATCCTGAACCCCATCTCGCTTGGCATCTCAGCGGTCAGCACCGGCCTAGGGCTGTTCGGCGCCAATTCCCAGGCCAAGGCACAGCAACAGGAATACAGGGCCCAAAGGTCTTTTCAGGAGGCAACGAATAAGTTTGCAAAATGGCAATCTGATCTGAATGCCAGATTTCAGAACGCTGCATCTCAGCAGCAGTATTGGCAAGCAACGCTGCAGCACAACCAGCAGTTGGCCTATGTCCACCAACTGCAGAATTTTGAACTGGCCAAACAGGCAAGCCAGGCGGACCTGGTGGCAAACACCCGTGCAGCGGCGGGCGCGGAGTTCGTCGGCAACTCAGAGGCCATGGCGGCCCAGTTCCAGGAAGCGGCCATGCAAGAACTGGTGGCCCAGCAGCAGTATCACTGGCGAGCGCTGCAGGGCAGGGCGTCGGTGCAGGCCATGGATCAGCAGGGCCAATCGGTGGACCGCCTGATCAACAACTACGCCAAGCAGGCCGGGGATTACGACTCGATCGCTGCCATCAACAGGAAGCTCCAGGACAAGCAGTACACCCGCCAGCAGGCCGCGTCCGTTGGCCGGTATCTGAGCCAATGGAACAGCCAGAGCTTCTACGAGCCCACCCGCTACATCGAACCCATGGCGCCGTTTGTGCCGCTGCCTGCGCTGATGATGCCGTCCGCCCCCTCGATGACAGGGGTAGCTCCAAGCGGTGGTATCGGTGCGCTGGGCCTTGGCACCGCGTTACTGGGCGGCATCGGCACCTATCAGCAAAGCCAGCAGGGGATGAGTCGATCGGCCATGGCTGGCCTTGGTGACGCTGCGGGGGCCTACTGATGGCGCAGTCCGACCTCCCCCTGGGCTCGATTAACCCGGCTGCCAGGCCGGTCTCCGACTTTGCGCGGCCGGCGCAGATACAGCTCGCCGCACCGGTCGCGCCTCCGGGGATGCCGGCGCTGCCCGGGGCCACCCTGCTGCAGGGGCCCGGCATGGCCAGCATCGGCGGCGTCAACCGCAGCCAGCAGCTGGCCGAGGCCCTGGCGCCGTTCTCGCGCAGCCTGACTGCAACCTTGCAGCAGAGCGCTGAATCTGCGGCTGCATCGGCGGCCCAGCGGGGCCAGCGGCAGGCTTACGACGAGGCCCGGAACGCCAGCTTGCAGGCGCTGAGCACCGCCGACCGAACCAACGAGGCGGCCAGTTACGACTACGCCGCGGCAAACCGGAGGCTGGCGGCCAGGGACCCCGAGGGCGGGTTCTTGATGGACCTGCTCAACCCCTACCGGCAGACGGGTGTGCAGCGGGGGCTGGCCACGCTGGCGGGCGCAGAGATCGGGTCCGCAATGGAGTCGGCCTACGAGCAGAACGCCGCTGCGATCCTGGCGGCCGGCGACAAGGGGCCCGCCATGCTCCAGCAGCTGCGGGCGAAGGTGACTTCGGATCTGGCCCAGAAATATGCACTGGACGAAACCACGCCTGGCTTCCTGGCTAACACGTTGCCAAGGATTAACCAAGCCTGGGAGAGGGTCTCCAATCGGTCGCTGAAGGACAAGGTTGAATACCAAAAAGCCACCGTGCCGCCGCTTGCCGCAGCCCGGATTATGGCGTTGTGGGCGGACTTTAAGGCCCAGCGGTATCGCAAGGAAGGCCAAGTCATCATTGGCAATCAGGCAATCAATAACGACGACAGCCCCGAAAGCCAGAGGGCTATGGACGCGGCCCTTTACAACCAAGCAGAGATAATCCTTGACGGCGAATCGGCAAAGATGGGCCTGACAGGGGAGCCAACGTACTTCGGCAAGAAAGTGGCCGAAGTCCTGTTCTCCAATGCCGATGCAAACGGGCTCGACGATCCGCAGTTTAAGAAGTTTGTCAGCGGGATCCGCACTGGCCCAGCGCTTGTGACGAACCCGGCGACGGGCGAGAAAGAGCGCATGACGCTTGGCGCCATGTATAGCCAGGAAAGCATTGATAGTGAAATGAAGTATGGGGAATATGCGTTTAAGCAACGGGAGCGGCGGGAGAAGCAACTGCTCGAAAGCTCGGAAGACATGCTGTTGAACGGGCGGCCAGACCTCCCAGGGCTGCTGCAGGTTGACCGGCAGGACGAAGAGGCGAAGGAGGCATGGGCCCAGGCCCAGCTCAAGCGCTATCAGCAGGAGAACCCTGGCGCCCCGCTGGCCCCGTTCCTGAAGTCACTGGGGGGCATGGTGGGAGTGGTCAAGGACATCCCTGGCTACAGCTACGCCCCTGGCGCTGGCGACGATTACCTCCTGGGGCTGCAGGGCCAGTTCGGGGATGACTGGGATCCGGTTAAGGCCCGGCGGGACTGGATGGTGGTGCGGGAAAACATCGACCCCAAAGACCGGGGGGCTAAGGACCGCCAGTTTGAGGCGATCGTCAAGGAGAAGGACGGCAAGGGCGGCACCCTGTTCCGGGGGGCGGTGAATCGGATTGTTGAGGGCGAAGTCGCTGCCGCACTGACTCGTGAGTACGGGGGCAACGAACGGGAGGCGTTGCTGTCCCGGACCCCCAACGCGCTGACGAGCCTGTTGGCGAACAAGGACCGGGCGAGGGCCAACCTCAAGAACGCCTTGTTCCCCTATGTCAACGCCGCCATCAGCGCTGCAGCGGCGAAGAAAGGGGCATCGCTGAGCGAGGCCGAGACGGAAGAGATTGCTCAGAAGGCCGCCACGCAATACGGCACCCTCAGCGAAACCAGCAAGGCGGCCTACAAAACGCTGTTCCCCGGCGGACGGGTCAGCGGCGCCCCTTCGGTCCCCGGCACCATGGCGACCCCTGCGGGCCCTGCTGCCACCGGCAAGCCGGCACAGGCGGCGCCCCCAACCTTCGGCGTCCAGCAGCTCGACAACTTCCCGAATCGCCAGCAGCGACTGCTGAATTGGCAGAACGAAACGATTCTGAACCGGGAGGGCATCCAGTCCGAGCTGGTGCGGCTGCAGTCCGGCAAGGGCTTCAGCCCCCAGATCAAGCGGGCCGCCATGGATGGCAGGGCCCGGACGCCGGCCGAGTTCCTGGAGGGGCAGATGAAGCGCTACGGCATGACGATCACCCCCAAGGCGATGAAGCACCTGCAGGAGATCAGCAGCGCCGAAACGACTCCCCTGCGGTACGTCGCCACTGCGGCCAACGCGGCCTATCCCGTGCTGGCCAGGGCCTCGATGTGGGCGATCGATGCGATCACCGGCACCCAGCCATCAATCGCGGCGGGGATGCCGGCCGGGGGGGTGCCGGCGCAACCGCAACGGTTGATTTCCTTCAACCCGTATCGGCGGCCGGCGGCAAGATCCACGGCGCCAAGCGGTGGTGGTGATTGGCCTGTGCCCACCACGACTCCAAAGCACCCGGTTCTGGCAACCCTTGGCAAGGGTGATCTGGCCCCCGCCCCGAGCGGCTACTGCGTTACTGCGGTTCTGGAAACCCTGGAGCGGAATGGGCTCCCGAACCCGGCCGCAACTGGGATGGACAACGGAAACAACCCGCGTGGCCTGGCCTCGCAGTTGCTGAACTCTTACGGCTGGAAGCCACTGCCTGGACTTGGCAAGACGCAAGCGCTAAACAGCCCCTACGGGAAAGCGAATGCAAACATTATTCCTGAGGCTCAATATCAGGCAGCGTTAAAGGCGGGCAAGATCCCAAGCGGTGCGCTTGTTTTCTCTACTCGGCATCCCACATGGAATGGCACGTCTCCGGCTTCCCGTGGCTTTGATGTTGCTGTTTCAAGAAACAATGGCCGCAATCTTTGGAACGGCAAAATGAATGGTCCCAACATTTACGGCGACACAACTTTCCGAATCGTTCTGGTCCCTGGGGGTGCCCGCTGATGCCACAACAAGTTGATTTCGTAAACGGGAAGCTCGTCATCACCGGCGACGACACGGCCAACGATCACACTCCGATGCCGGACGCCCCGGCGACCCCTGCCCCCAAGGCCAAGCCGAAGCCGAAGCCCAAGGGCAAACCTGCTCCCGCGAAGCCGTGGTGGCAGAACCTCACTCATGCCGTCACCAATGAGCTGAAGTACGCCGGCAAGGTGATCCAGAGCTTGGAGGCCACGCAGACGGGCCCGGTGAAGCCAGGCATCATGGGGCTGGTTGATGCCGTCAACCCCATCGGTGGGGCGCTGCGGCAGGCGGGCCGCTATTCCCCGACCGTGCGGCAGATCAAGGCGGCGGCCACCTACGGCGCTGCGCAGACGGCAGGCGAAGGCATCATCGCCATCGGCCAAAGGGTGTTTAAGGGCGCCAAGTTTGCCGACCCGAAAGCATCACGCTTTGGGCGGGCGCTGAATGCTTTTACCCGAGCGGGTTATGCCGCCGATGGCGCCAAGCAACCCGAAGACCTGACCGAGCCGCAGCGGGGAATCATTGATACCACGGCCCGATCGCTGGGGGTGGAGGCCGGTACCGCAGCACTGGTCCCCCCGGTCAAGCTGTTTCAAGGGGCCAGCATGGTCAGCAAGGGCCTGCGCCTGGGCACCCGGCTGGGGCTTGCCCACGGGCTGAGCAGTTTCACCCAGGACTCCACCCTGGGCAACATGTCCAACATGGCCGAGGCGTTGACCGGCCAGAAGATCCCTGGGGCAGTGGACCCCCTCAAGGATGACCGGGTGACGGCCGGCATGAAGTCGGTGCTGCCCAACCTGGTCGGCGGGGAAGTGCTGGGGCTGGGGATCGCCGCCGGTGCCCGGGTGATCAGCAAAGCCGGCGACCAGTTCCCCAACATCGCCAGGCAGAAGCGGGCGCTGCGGGCCAACACGGAACACACCACGGCCAACGAGGCGGTGAAGGCCACGGGGCTGGTGGAGGACGTGGACGGCCGGCAGCAGTTCACCCAGGCCGGCAGGGCCAAGCCGGCGCCGCTGAAGCTGACGGTGGACGAAAGGACGCAGCAGATCCTGGATCGGTTTAAGCCCAGCAAGCCGGCGGACGATGGAGGGGTGGCGCCAGTGCCAGACCCCGCTGCCCCCGTTCCGCCCCCGCCCCCTGGGCTGCCGGATGATACCGCGCCCGCCCCAACTGGTAAGCCCTCCTTGCAGGTTGCCGAGGAACCCCCGGCAGCGCAGATCGACCCAGCCGAAGAGTTCTGGGACAACGGGGACCTTCCCGAAGTCGCCGATGTCCAGAAAACCCTGGGCCTCCTCGATGACGACGAGCTGGCGGCGCTGGCTGTCGCTGGGGCCGATGGTGGCCCGGTGCTCCAGCAGCTCAATGACGTGGTGGCCACCAGGCCGGCGCCACGCATCAGGGCCGAGGTCAGCGAGGACGCGGCCGGGATGCCGACCGCAAATCTGAGCGAGCTCTACCTGAACGGTGCTGGCGATCTGGAGCCATGGATCAAGCAGTTCGACAAGATCCCGACCGTCACATTGCAGGAGTTGGCCCACCCGGAGGCCAGTCCCCGGCTGTTCGAGCTGATCCATGCCGCTACCGGCCGCGACTGGAAAGCCTTCACCCGGCCGGACATAGTTGCGGGGATCAAGGAGTTTTCGGCCCAGGGCACCACGATCCTGCCGAATCGGCTGCGGGACGATGTGACCCTGACGCCAATTGGCAAGGTCGTCGCCAGGCCCAAGGAGTTTCAGTACAAGGAAAACGTCAACGCTAAGGGCGAGCAGATGGGCCATTCCCTGGGGGGAGTGGACAAGTGGAACCCCAACCTGGAAGGGGTGGTGGACACCTTCACCGATCCCAAGACCGGCGAAACCGTGGTCGTCAACGGCCACAACCGGCGGGCCCTGGCCGAGCGGCTTGGGGTGCCGTCATTGATCACCCGCGAGGTAGACGCCACAACCCCTCCCGCCGCCAGGGCCGAGGGGGCCATGGCCAACATTGCCGCCGGGGCCGGCACGCCATTCGATGCGGCCAAGTTCATCAAGGCCACAGGCTTGGCTGACGCGGCGCAGCTGGATGCCGCCGGGATCCCGACCGACAAGGGCTATGGCCGCCAGGGCCTGGTCTTGAGCAAACTGCCGGCTGAGATATTTCAAGATGCCATCAACGAAACCCACGACCTAGGCCGCTACCTGGACCTGGGGGCGTCGGGGCTGGATGAAGCGGGGATGCGCGGCGCCTATCAGGTGCTGCAGCAGCGGCCCAAGATGTCGGCCGGTGCGTTCCGTGAGGTGATCGGCAAGGCGGGGGAGCAGGGGAATGTGATCGTGACATCACCCCAGGGCAGCCTGTTTGGCGATGACGTCCTGAGCCCCATCGAGCAGTGGGCCGAGCTGGTCGCAGATGTGCGCCAGGGGCTGAGCAGGGAGAAGCGGATCTTCGGCAACAGCATCAAGAACGCCGGGGCACTGGGTGAAGCCGGTGTGGCTGATGTCAATACCGGCATCGCTGGTCAGCGGGTCACCGATGCGACCTATGCACTGGATCTGTTTGACAGGCTGAAGAATGCCCCCGGCCCCCTGGCCGGCGTGCTCAACAGGGGAGCGGCGGAGATCGCCAGCGGCAGCAAGCCTGGCGTCATTGCCAAGCAAGTGCAGCGGGAGATCGCCGACAACATCGAGACATATCTGAGCGAGGCGGGCCTGAGGCCCAGGGGTGGCGCTGATACCCCGGCCCCCGTGGCCCCGACGGCTGCCCCTCCCCCCCTTGCTGCCATCACTCCCGAAGTCCTGCCCCCGGTGACCAGGGCCGATCTGGAGCGCCACGCTCTGCAGCGGGCGATCGCCAACGGCGAAGTGCGGCCCACGGAAACCGGGCCCGTGGAGGTGCCCGAGGGGCTGGGTGGCGACTGGGGCGATGCGCAACATGACCTGGTGCTGGGGGCTGAATACCAGGCCAGCGATGCCCAGATGCGCTGGGAGGCCGAGAAGGCCATGCGCGAGGCCGAGGGGTATGACTTCAAGCCGTGGGAAGAGCGGCAGCGGGACAGCGGGGTAGGCGATGCCTGGCTGGTCCCTGCGCCTACCCCCGATGCCATCACCCCCGAAGTGGTGCAACCTGCGGCCAAGGGGTCAATAAGCGGTGTGATGCGCGATGTAATTCAAAAGATGAAAGAGTCAGACGTAAAATCGTTTTCGATATTGGCCAGCCAGCTTTTCGAGACTGATTGGATCTTGGAGCGTGGCAAGAAATATAAAGGCATGACGAAAGAAGAGGCGCAGGCTGCATTTATCCAGGATTTTGGTCAGCGGATGCAAGAGGCTCAAAACACTCAACCATTGCCGGTGGCAGCCAGCAGTGACGGCAAGCCCAAAAAGCTGTCCGAAACGCTGCGGGGCGTGATTGACGCCATGAAGGCATCGGATGAGCGGCTAGATGACATTGGCGAACAGATATTCGATCTGCGGCGCCGGGCCATCGATCTTGAACTGGAAGATGTGGGCGAGCTACCGCCACCCGCCAGGAAGGCCCTGATCGCCGCCGAGGTCGGCAATGCCCCGCCATTCGTCCTGCCCGACGACCTGAGCAAGGCGGCCCCGCGCTACGGCAACAAGAAGTTGCAGTTCGAGTCAGACCTGGACCGCACGGCCTACATGCTGGCCAGCGATCGGACTAAGGGCGAGTCCAGGGCGGCCCAGAAGTACCGGGAGGCACTGGCCGCCGCCGGCTTCGACGCGGATCAGGTTGCTGCCCATGGCGCCATGGTCAAAAAGGCCGTCAAGGATGGGGTCAAGGATGCTGATGGCGCCACTGCCGTCATCCCGGTGCAACCATTTGGTGGTGACACCCCACGCCTGCCCCTGCCCGAGCAGGGCCGCCAGGCCGGCAAGGCCAGCCAAAAGGTCGCCGATCTCAAGAACAAACTCAACGAAGGAGGCTGCGGACTGTGACCAACTGCGATGACCTGCAGCGGCAACTGGCTGCAGCAGAGGCCGAGCTGGCCAGGATCCAAGGGGAGATGGCCTACACCCAACGGGTCAGCAGGCAGATCAACGACAACCCGGGCAACGATGTGTCCACGATCTGGCGGAACTTCGTTGGCGTCGCCGACTCTCAGGCGGTCAATGCAGCAGTGCGGCGAGCGCTGGGAGAGCGTGAAACGCCTGTAGGGATGGATGGCAGGTTCACCAACTATGCCCAGCTAGCCGACAATCTCGACGACGTGAAAGCCCAGGAGATGGGGGCGGTCACCGAGGCCCTGCTGGGTAATTGGGAAACTCACGCCCCCGATGACTACGCATTTGTCACGGCGACCACAACCCCAGAGCAATATGCCGACTGGGTGGCCAATGGCTACCGCGACATGAATCTGGATCACGACGCCATGCTGGCAGCAGCAAACAAAAGTGTTCAACCATTTATGTATCTTGTCGAGAATGGCACAAGACTTAGGTCTGTCGCTGATTTTAGTAAGCACAACCTGGTGGAGTCCATTGCCGCGTTGCGTGGCTTCATGCAGGAAGCGGGGGACACGCCGCCTACGGAGCTTGGCGCCAGGTTCGTCGAGAACTACAAAAAGGCGCTAATCGCAGAGCGCCACAACGCCTTCGCCCGGCGACAGGGTGGCAAGTACCTCCAAAGCCTGCAGCGGGCGATTGGCGACGGGTCGGACCTGCCAGCCCCCACCCGCGACATCTGGGCGCCCCCGGAGGCCACGCCTGGCGTGCCCGGCGGTGATCCCCTGAACCTGACCCCGGACGACCTGGGGGACGACACCCTGATCGGCAAGGTGCTGCAGGCCATCGATCAGGGCCCTGATGGCGTTGAAGCCCTGAAGCAGCTGGAGCTTGACATCAGGATCGACAGCATCGACCCCGAGGCGGCGCTGGACCGGCTGTGGCGATCCCCTGGCGCTAGGCGGGATCTTGGCTATTTCAAGGATTCCTGGTTCTGGAATTTCAATACCCAAGTGGTGCTCAACCTGGGCAGCAACGCGGTCATGGAACGGGTCGGACTGCTGCGGACGGCGATTGAGAACGGGCCGATGATGGCGCCGTTTGGCACCAAGCTCTTTCGGACATCAATGAAGGACCGGCTGGAGGGCATCCAGGTCGCATGGGAGGCCAACAAACAAATGGGCGCCACGATGAACCTTGGCGCCATGGAGCTTTACCGAGAAGGGTTCCTGACAGGCAACACCCCATTCGCCAACGATGTGACGGTCCACGGGAAAACCATGGACCCCGAAGAAGCGCTGCGGGTGGCGCGGGAGGTGTGGCACAAGCCGATTGCCAACCCATGGGCCAACATCGCCGACTTCAGCCCAGGCGGCAAAGGCTTGCTGGGCGACGAGGGCCTGCTGCGGGACCTGCGCGACAAGATCCATGTGGGCACCAGGCTCACAATTCATGCCCTGCTGAAGAAAGCAACCGGCATTGACTTCCCGATCAACCAAGCCTTCGCGGGCCTTGCCGCAGTGGACAACGTTGCTGGGATGCGGCTCTTCCGCTTCAAGATGCGCAACGATCTGCTGATGCAGGCTCGCAAGGATGGCCTGCAGCTGGGCTTGCTTGACGATGCAGGCATCCCTGACACCCAACGGGTCAATGACTGGGTGAACAAGAAGATGGAGGATGCCGTCTACCAGGAGATCCCCACCGAGCAGAACCTGCTCGACTTCCGCAGGAAGCACAGCCTCACTGCCGAGATGGTGGATGACGAGCAGTTGCGGGCTTACATGATCAAGTCCAACCGGGTGGTCGGTTACCCCGTGCTTGCTGACGACCTGTCCCAGCGGGCCTGGGACTATGCCGACAGGATGCGATTCCAGAACACGCCAGACGGGCCGCTTGGCGGCACCGCGTACAAGGTGGCAAAGGCCGTTCAGGAATCGAGCTGGATTGGCGATGCCGTGCTGGCGCCAGTGATCAAGATGCCGATTAACGGCCTGATCTTCGACGTGATGGAAATGGGCCTGGGACCAACGGTGCCGACGCTCAAGTTCCTCAACGAGAAGCTGCACGGCCGAATGCCCACGGCGGCCCAGACCGCTCAGGTGGAGGCGGCATGGGTTACAAGCGGCCTGCTCGCCGCGGGTTTCTTCGCCCTCGACAACGACACCGGCAAGCTCACCGGCAATGGCCCGGTGGACCCCAAGGACCGGCAGCAGTGGTTGGCGAGAATGAAGGCTGAGGGCCGGGTGCCGAACAGTGTTTATGGCATCCCAATCCCGTTGGGTGGCATCCCAATCCTGAACACCCTTTTCCTGTGGAAGGACGTGAAGGATGCCATGGAAGCGGCGGGTGCCAGCCAGATGGATAAGCGCAAGGTCGCCATGGGAATGATGCAGGTTCTCACTGGCGCCATAGTCCGCCAGACCACCCTGGCAATGATGCAGCGCCTCCTGGAGCTATCCAGCCGGGGTGACGAGCAAGCCTGGGGCAAGTTCGCTGGATGGGTGGCAGCGGGCCAGTTCAACCCCTTCAGCGGGCCCACCCGGATGATTGAGCGCTACAGCGGCTCCACCCGCAATGACATGTTCGAGTACCCCAAGATCAGCCCGGCAGACGAGCAGTTGATCGCCAAAGCAGAACTGCCACCCGAGCTGCAGTTCACCCGTGATGGCATCAAGAACCTGCTGGTGAACCTGCAGCCGCTGGCTGGCCGGATCGCCGGCATCCCTTACCGCGAAACCGACTGGCTGGGCCGTGCCATCCACCTGCCCGAGGGCATGGATCAGGAGGGCTTCCCCAGCGGCTTCCCCGGCTTCTACAACTCACCGGTGCATCGGGAGCTGGAGAAGCAGCAGCTGCTGGATCCGCCCACACCGCTGCTGTCCGCCCACCACAAGGGGGTGCCATTGAGCCCCGAGGTGCAGAAGGAGCTGAACGGCTACATCGGCACCATCGTCGGCGAGGACGACTTCCCGGCAACCCGATACCTGGCCGGTCAGGCATTCACCTATGCGGTGCAGGGCAGGGAGGAAACCATCATCGACCTACCCAACGGGTCCAAGGTCCGGTTTGGCGTCAACGTGCCGATCCCCACGGCGCTGGGTGATGCCGTTGCCCGGGCGGTCAAGGGCCGCACCGTCTACCAGGCCATGGAACACCTGTTCCGGTCCCCCGAGTACAAGGCGATCCAAGCCAACAAGCTCACCAGCTCCAACCCCGAGGTGAACGACCTGCCGCCGGCGGCACGGCTGCAGCAGCCTGGCCCGTGGATGATCCGGGCGGTCAAGAGCTACTACGAAAACAGGGCCATCTGGGAGCTGGACGGCAGCGACACCGAGCCAGCGCAGGAATACCAGCGGCTGATGACCGCCGCCAACGAGGGCAGCTTGCAGCGGGCAATCGAGAAGGCGGGGGTGCTTCAGGCTTTACCGCAGGGCGACTAAGGCGGGGCCTGCCAGAATGTCTGCAGCCATGCAGACGTTATGACCGGCACCCCTTACAGCTATCGCACCCTGCAGGGGGGCGCTGCGGGCTTATCGGTGCCCGTCCCGTTCCCCTTTATCTCAAGGTCTCACATCCAGGTATTCGCCAACCTGAGCCTGTCTGAAGGCACATTTGACCAGCTCTATATCGCTGGCACTGATTACAACTGGATCAATGACGGCCAGATCAGCATGGTTGTCAGCACGGCAGGCAGAACCCTGACCGTGATTCGTGGCACGCCGATCAATGCGCCACTGGTGGGTTGGACCGATGGGTCAAACATTGATGCGACTGATCTGCTGATAGCTGACAAACAGAATCTGTACGCGGTTCAGGAGAACCTGGACAAAGCCAATATATCGGTGTCAATATCGCTAAGCACAAGTCAGCAGCTAGGTGGGCAGCTTAATACCGTAACCCAAGAAGTGACGCAGCAGAATGCTGCATTGCTGGCGCAAGTTAATGCGGCAAATGCTGCACTACTGGCACAAGTAAATGCAGCTAATGCTGTAGTTACGGCTCAGCTGGCAGGGGTTAATAGCAGCGTTGCAGACGTAAAGCTAGCCGCTAGTGGGGCTGGTGAGGTTGGCGACATTGCTTATACAACTTCACCTACAGACCCACTGGGCTGGGGCCCAGCCATTGGCGCAACCGTGAGTCGGGTTGCGTTTGCCGAATTGTTCCTGAAGCATGGCACATCCTACGGAGCTGGCAACGGCTCGACAACGTTTGTGGCCGGCCCAGACCTGCGAGGAGTTGTCCTGCGGGGCCTGGATAATGGCAGAGGGCTGGATCCAGGCCGGGTAAAGGGCAGCTATCAGCCGGATCAAAACAAGGAAATTGTTATTCCTTACAGACGGGACACACCAGCGGAGGGGGCGGGGGATGTTGCTTTTAATCCAGAGGGCACAGGCTCGACTTTGGTTATTGGTGCAGGCCAAGAAGCTAGGCCTAAGAATGTCGCCGAAAGGGCGATAATGAAATACCATAGCCTAGGCATCCCGGTTAATCTTAGCGCCACGACTACACCTCCTAAGCTTGTAGGGAAAGATCCTGGGTACAGTTCTGTAATCCTGCATTTACCGCTAACCAGCGACACAGGCTTCACTGATATAAGCGGTAGATCGCTGTCAGTGACGCCTGGTAACGTGTCAATAAGCACAACAGTAGGAAAGTGGGGCACTTCTAGCGCATTCTTTAGTGGCGCTACTGGTGCCTGGATGTCTGCTGCGCTAGCAGATATTATAGGCACGTCAAACTATACAATACGGTTTTGGTTTATGCAGACCGGGAACACACAAGACGGATTGTTCCAGTTTTACGACAACTTTGATGCGTCTAATTTCTTTGTTCCTAACGATGCTTTGCAATGTTTGCGATCTGGTGTTAATTGGATTACCGTCACGGGCGCCGGGTTTGTTCACAATGGACCGCTCGATGTTCCGGTAATAAATCAATGGGCATTCTTTCAGCACACTAGGGCAGACGGAATTGTGACAACATCTATAAATGGCGAGGCAGATCCATCCCCCGACACCAGTCCCTACGGCAGTAGCATTACCCAAACTCTTCTGGCAATTGGGTTGCAAGGTGGTGATTTCATATCTCGCCGATGGAATGGATATATCAGCGACTTCCAGGTGTCTCTAGTCGCACGGCCTCACGTCGTCCCGACCGGGCCGCTGCCTCGCAGTTAATGCCCGTAAGCAGCGGAACAAGCTAAAATCCACCAGAACTCTGCAGCCCTGTAGTGGGAGTCGTTGAAGTAGCCGGCGTCCTCGCCACCGTCGCTGCAGTCTTGACCCTTGGTGGCTCAGCCGTTAAGGCGTTGTGGTCGATCGGCAACCACTTGGGCAAGTCTCAAGGCCGAATTGACGCCTTGCTGGCCCATCATCACGAAAAAATCAACGATCACGAAGACCGGATCAGGGTTGTGGAGGCCCACACGAAATGATGTGGATGGTCAGCGGATTTCTTGCCTCCTACCTGGCCGCGTGTGAGCTGCGAGCCCCCAAGCCGTGGGAATTTTGCGAGCCACGGTGGAATTTTGCCGCCGGCATCCTGGTGAAATCGCCCCTGGACTGGCTGGAGAGGGAATTGCAGGCCCGCAAACGGGAAGACGAGGCCCCGCCCCCCAGCGATCCCCCGGCTACGGGCGACAGGTGAGCATCCAGCCGCCACTACCACCCGGCATCCAGCGCGGATTCCAATTTTTCCGGCTGTAGGACTGGCGGTAGCCGTTGTAATTGGCGGTATAACCTCCCTGCACCAGCCTTGCCTCGCCGTTCGGGTCGTTATGGATCCAAATGGTTGGGGTGTAGCCAACAATCACGCTCCAATGGCCGCCGCCGCCAGGGTTCGACACATTGCCCTGATGCAGCCAGCCCACCGCAACGGGCCGACCGGCGTTGATCTCTGTCTGAATGTCAGCAGGGGCAGCATCGGTCCTGAAGTTGGCATCCAGGCCAAGTGACCGCAGCGCTCTCAGCTGGGCTTCGGCGTTGGTGGAATCGCCAAATACAGCCCGGACCCGGTTGTAGGCGTCATCGTTGGCAATCTTGCCCCAGAACATGGCCAACATGGCGCAGCTGGAACTGAAGCACTCCCGGTAACCAGTGCCGCTGGCGTTGTCGTTCTGGCTCTGCCACTTGACATCCAGCGGATTGGGGAACTTGGCGGCCATGATGCTGTAATTCTGCAAGGCTGGAGACCATCATGGATCAAGAAAGCCTTAAGAAAAAGCTGGAAGAGCTGCACCATGCGGTTGCCGATGTCGTTCTGGAGGTGGTGCAACACGGCAGGCCGGGCCCTCCCGATGCCGATGGCGTTCCTGTAACCGTTCCGGCGTCCAATGACGACCTCAGGACAGCGCTGCAGCTGCTCAAGCAGAACAACATCTCAGTGGCAGCCACGCCGGAAGACCCCCTGGGGGCCCTGGCCAAGGCCCTTGTCGGCAGCCGGATCCCCAAAGGCCACCTAGAAGCCAGGCTGAAGGTATCCCCGCACTTAGCGGCGCTTGAGGCCGCCGACAGCTCGGCCGCTGTGGTAGCCGTTGAGTGGCAGCCCCAGGGCCAGGGCCTCGATACCACGCCCTGATTCGTCGTGGATTGCGTCCATAACGGCCTGGAGCTTTTCCGCGTTGCGCTGCTCCGTCACCTTCGCTTGATCCTGGGCCGCTGATTCCTCAAACCAAGCGCAACCGATCGCCAGGGCATCGAGCCGGTCGATCCATTGCAGGCAGTTGCGGTCGGTTGTAACCCTGCTGAGCTGGAACATCAGCGTCCGCTTGTGCCCAGTTTCAGGATCCCGCTCGGCCTCCTCCCATTCCGACTGGATTCGGGCCTCGTTGACCACCAGCCGGTGCTGCTGGACCAGGGGGGCCACGGTGTTCACGATGCGGACTTCCTTCTGCGCCGTGCTCCATGGCACCTCATCAGGCCCCAGGATCGAGCAGTTCGGGTAGATCCGCTGCATGTGGGGCAGTAGGATCTGGTTGAACATGCCGCCGCCGTAGTTGGGCTCTGGCAGCACCACCTGGACACCCCACTGCTTGGCCTTTTCGCAAAGAGCCGTCAGGGTCGCATCCTCAAAGCCGGCCTGCGTGCCTCCCCAATCCAGCGCAAACACGTTGCCGTTCAGCTCCGCCAGCACCACCCACGCCATTTCGTCGCGGCCCCGGGCTGATGGGTCGATCGCCATTACCGTTCGCCACACCTCCGACCGTGGCAGCCAGCCGCCCTGCATCACCGGGCGGTGATAGAAGCGATCGGAGCCCATGCCCACGCACTGCAGCTCGTCCTTGATGCCGAACGGGTTGATGCGCTGCTCCGGGCTGCCGCTCCATGCCAGCAGCTCCGGCAGCGCCTTGCCGTCCAGGCTCAACACCAGCAGGTCGCCCAGGCGGCAGGGGTACTTCTCGGCGGTGCTCAGCCGGCAGTTGAGCTGGTACTGAAGCTGCACCCATGCTCTGGTGCCCCTCAGCTCCTTTTCAAGCAACACTTCCTCTGGGAACCGCTCTGGATCGGTCGGCATCCCAATTAGCCATGGGTGCTGTTTGACCTCTTCCGCTAGCTGCGGACATAGGTTGCCGTCGTAACAACCCCAGCTGTTCTCGTCGTTGGGGTCTGGGTATCGGGCCGGGAAATAGCGGATCCCATAGCCGCGGTTGCGCGATAGCTCCAGGTACAAACTGGTCTCGATGTGCGGGGTGCCCAGCACCCGGATGGAGCGCTTCATCTGACCCGGGGCCGGCACCTTCAAGATGGCCACCAGCTCGTTGAAGATCGACGCCAGCCGTTGCTGCTTGAGCAGCGTGATGCTGTTGCTTTCGTTCTCCACGTCATCCGGCAGGATGAAGGTGGCACGGGAGCCGGTCAGGCCAGGGGAAAGGATCCCCGAGACCCGCACGCTTGGGGCCTGGTCGATCGAACTGGGCCCCACGTCCCACGCAATCACCGAAGACAGCTGATCACGCCGTGGCCGCAAAGGCTCGAAAAGATCTACCGCCGCAACGGTCTTCTGCATCCAACTGCTGACCTCAGTCGGCTTCTTGGCCGTGGCACCGGTCAGCAGCACCTTCTCGTTGAACGGATCCAGGCTTAGCCGGTGCAGCGCGGCCCAGCCAGCGATGTAAGACTTTGACGCCTCTCGAAAAGCGGCCGTGATGGAGGCCCCGCCTGCTTCGTGATTCAGCCAGTCAGCGATCAGCAGCTGCATCCTGGTGGGCTCTTCCTCCGGTCCGATCAATCCGGTTTCCCGCATCCCCCAAGCAAGGAAGTACGGGAATGATTCCAGCTCTTCTGGAAGGATGGAGTTCGGGTAGCGCTCAGACACAGCAAAACCCCCGGCTTTCAGGGCCGTGGGGCTTTGCCTGCCTTTCACCCGACAAGATGATTGACTCAGCCACCTTACCAGGCATCCGTTGGGTCAGGCGCATCGGCAGGCTGGGCTGCGATCTGCTCCCGCAGTTCAATGCAGCGCTCGCACATGCAGCCAACGTGGGGGCCATTGATGCCTTCGGCAAACTCCTTGGCCTGTTGCCTCATGGCGTCGGTGGCGGCATCGAGCAGGTCGATGTTCTTCAGGACGATCAGCGCCTTTGCTGCCTCCCAGAACCGGGCGCCGGCCTCCTCGAAACGTTCGTCGCGGCTCACCGCTTCCCCCGCCCCTGCTTGGGCTCTTCAGCGACAACGGGGGCCTCTGGCGCCTCTTCAGCCTCCGGGGCCTGCCCCTGGGCATCCTGGGTGGGCTGGGGGGCCTCGTCGTCCCTGACTGCTTCCAGCAGGGGGTCCAGCTCGTGGAACATCACCGCGTCAGACACAGCAGCGGCGACCGCGCCTTCGTGGCTGGCCTTGGCCTTCCACGCCATAAAGGCCGCAAATTCTTCCTCGCCAACCTGAAGAGAGGGTTTTGCGGTTGGCACCACGGTCCCAACCTTGGCTTGATACCGCGCCCTGGCGGCAGCCAACTCCCCCTCCTCGACAAAGGTGCTCGACAGGCCCAGCCTGCCCAATTCCTCCACGCTGATCGACACGTAGCTAGCCACTGCAACCCTGGAGCGCATTACTCCCTGAGCCTACCTACTCCAGCGCTTCTTGAAACTGCTGCCACAGGAATCCCCGCTTCTGGGGCCCGCCGATCGAGCAGATGTAGGGGTTGAGCAGGAAGTAGTAGCCGCCGGTGGTCCTGTCCTTGCAGCGCACCAGGCACAGCTCGGCCTGGAGCTTCCGCAGCGAAGCCGAGACGTGGGTGGCGTGCTCCCCCAGGTCTCCTGCGATCTGGACGGCGCTGACGTGGGCCTTCCCGGTCCTGAGGTTCAGGTACTTGGCCGCCGTCCAAAAAACCGTTACGTCCCGAGGCCGCAGCCGCCTGGCCTTCAACGCCTCGTCCAGCTTCTCCAGCCCTTCCTTGTGGACCATTCGGAAGTCCTCTGTCCCCTCTGTAGCCTGCATAGGTCGATCCGTCCTGGAGGGTGGTCGGCGGGCCCCGTTCAATTCCCCCTGCTGGTTGCGACCCAGTGGGGGGGAGGGGTTTGCGTACCCGTTTTGTCAGTCATAAGATACAACGGTGGGGAACATCCCTTGCAACCACTGGGCCGTTTTGCCGCCACTCTTATCTCTTGTATAGGAACCCAGAGACAAGACGGGCGCAAGCCCGATCCGTTTCTCCCCAGCCCCAGCCGCTTGGCCTGCCCCACACCCTCGGTCATCGCCATGGCCTCCGGTCGGCAGCAGGCCCATCGTCAGCGGCTGGGGAGCTGCCATTGCTGCGTTGGGAGGTTGCCGCCGGTGTGCTCGGCTTCGCCTCCCAACCGGTCTCAGGGCACCGTCTACCCATCACACACCGGGTTCCCTGCCCATCAGCCCTTCGAATCCATTTCGCAGAAGGGGAGACAGCCATTTGCCCCTGGAATGAAAACCGAACAACAGTTCCATCCATGGATGACCTGCTGCTCTTTTCTCATCCCATGCCACTAGGCCGAACCTGCTCAACACCCCTGCATCTCTTGGCGCATTGCCGGCCCTGAATTTTTGGGTCGCATTTTGTGATGGGTTGCACCGCAAAACGCGCCCGCTGGCGCCCCCCATGCCCCCATGCTGATCGCCATGGCGGCCAATGGCGCGGTCTGCCGCAGACCTGCCAGCCTGCCACCAGCGCTGGCCTGGGTTGTCAGTAGATTTGACATCCGCTGCAGCCCTGGGGAGCCTGCCTGCCGGCGCTACAGCTATGGCCAATGGCTTGATAATGGTTCTCATTCCCTCCCTATTGTTACGAATTGTTACGAATCCATCCCATCTCCATGATTCCCCACAGCGGGAGGCCAT